CTCTTGATGGACCGGGGGACGATCGTCCGCTCACGCCCACGGGCGGACATTGGACGGTGAACGAGAAGCGATTAATCGACGGGCTGCCTCCCATTCCTGGCGGCGATGCCGTTTACCTGCCTGCCAGCGAAATTCCCGCACTCGAATTCGAGCAATGAACCCTCCATTCGGGACGCTGAATGCGACTCTCGCCCAGACGATAGTACGGAACGCGCCGAAGGTGTCCCGCTGGGTTGAACCGTTCGCCGATGGTGGCACACTTGCCCTGGAGCTTCGTAAGAAGAAGCCGCGAGAGCACGTCGTCAACATCATGGATGAGACGTTGTTCTCTGCGTTCACGTTTGCTCAGCAGGCTGGTGGCTCGGACCTTCGAGCGGTGAAGAAATTCGACTGGGTGGGATCGCAGGAGACGTTCGATGCGGCGATGGCGATCACCGCAACTGAAGGCCCGGAGGCGTTTTACAGGTTTCTCTACACGAAGAAGTTCGGTGTCAAGGCCGCCGATGGTTCGCTGATCTTTGACCTGTTGAGCACGGGGAAGAACGGCGAGAAGCATCTGATCGCAATGCCGCTGATGCGTGTCGGGCTCAAGGGCGTCACCCTGTCGAACGAGGACCCGTTCACCGTGCTGGGGGCTGCCGGTGCAAGCGACTTCCTGGTGCTGTTGCCGAGCAAGCCGGATGACATCGAAACGGTCAAGGGGCGACTGGCGTCGCTCGGTGGCCAGTTCTTTTTTGCCGCGAAGGTGAAGGACTCCGCCGCTATCGTGGACCTCGCCAACCAGTTGCAGAAGCTGCATGTGGGGTCAGTATCGGCGGCCACGATAATGATGGCGACGCTGTCCGCGGTGTGGAACTACGACAGCAAGCTGGAGCCGCTGCCGCCCGGGATTCTCGATCAGGCAACCCGCGGCATCGCCCCGGCCAAGCGGTTCGAGAAGGGAACGTCAAGGCGGCTGAAGACGTGGCTCAAGCAGCAGAGCCGGGGCGAGAGAAACTTGCAAGAGGTGTTCGAGCGACTGTTCGCCAAGCAGAGGGATACGACGATCGAACGGCTGTTCGACCTGCTCGGCAAGAGCGCACCCGCCGCGGCATACAAGCGGCCTCGCGGTGGTGGCGAGGGATTGGTGGGGCTGATCTTCACCCCGTCCGAGTGGTATCAGCCGTTCGCCGAGGCTGTTCGTGCGCCATTGGCCAAGCTGATGCTGGAGGGCATCGCGGAGGAGCGGGCGGAGGTCAAGGCCGCGAAGCAGCCGAGCAACCTGTTCATCGACCTGCCGCCCGACGTGGAGCAGGCCGTCAACGTCGAGCTGGATACGATCCTGGACAGACCATACTGGCGGAACATACAGGAGACGACCCGGCGGCGGCTGGCGGCAACAATGCAGGAGGGCATCCACGACGGCGACAGCGTGTATCAGCTTGCGGTGCGGATCGGCGATGGGCCGACGGTGCCGGTCGAGGTCGGCGCGGAGGGCGTGTTGGGATCGGCATCGAACACGCTTCGCGGCCAGACGATTGCACGGACGGAGTCGACGGGGGCGTTGAACGCCGGCCACCAGATCGGGCAGCAGGAGTTGTTCGACGAAGGTCTGATCCGCAAGAAGGAATGGCTGTCGGTCATCGACAATGCCACGCGGGACCAGCACATCGCAGAGAACGGGCAGAAGGTTCGGGTTGATGAGAACTTCGTTTTGCCGAATGGTGAGACGGCGCCGTACCCGGGCTATTATGGCCTATCGGCAGGTCAGAGAGTAAATTGTCGTTGCACGTCGCTGAGTTCCATAACCTGACGAAAAGACTTGACAAGACAGGTGCACATGGCTATTTCTAGTGATGAGGGCGGGCACCTTGACATGGCGGTACCCAGCATGGGTGGTCCGGAGAACAAGGTGCTTGCCGACACGTCCTACCGACGAGCGGAGGCTGCGAGGGTGCTTTCGCTTCAGGTGGACGGCTTGATCGGACGCGACTTCTTCGGGTCGACGACGGTCAAGCTGACGTGGCGGGCAGGCCAGATCGTTTCGATCGAATCGGACGTGCGGCAGGTCTTGCAGTAGCTGTTGCGTGTGGTGAGTGGGAGAACCAGAGCCAGGGCCGTTTGGGCGGTCGCTGGCTTTTTTCGTAGCCATTTTGAGGGGCGAGTCATGGATGAAATCCTGAAGCAGTTGGCGAGCCGCGATGCTACGGGTGGCCGGTGGGGGATCGGTACGGCCGCCGTCTACATGCAGCAGCTCGAAGCGTCCAGCGATCCAGCAAAGCTGTTCGGCGCGTCCGCCGGTGAATGGACCGCGGCCAAGGAGGCGGCGAAGAACCGGCTCACCTTCTGCGATCCCGGGATGGTCGTCGAGTCGTTCGACCCGGGCGGGAAGGCCGAGTTCGACGTGTGGGACCATGCGGTCAAGCTCGTTAAGATCACGCCGGATATTTCGGTGGGGCTTCCAGTGCTCAAGCGGGCGAGCGACGGCGACCTGAACTCCGCGATGGAGTTCGATGCCATCATCACGACGAACCGGGTGGATCGAGACGGGGACATCCTGGAGCCCAAGGGCGCCATACCCGATCCGGCCATGCCGCTGCTCTGGCAGCACATCCCAATGGAGCCCATCGGCAAGTTGCTGAAGATCAGCCAGCAGAACAGCAAGCGGGTCAAGGGTCGGTTCGCCATCGCGGACACACCCCTGGGGCGAGACGCGGCCGAGCTGGTCGAGTTCGGCGCGCTGCGGATCAGCCACGGGTTCATCCCGACGGACTTCGAGGAGCGAAAAAACGGGAAGAAAGACGATGCCAACGGGGAGTTCCTCGGCTGGCACATCACGGCATACGAGATCATCGAGGTGAGTCTCGTCTCCGTGCCGTCGAACACGGACGCCGTGGTGACGGCCTTCTCGCGGCAGAAGCTGCATCATCCCGCGGTGAAGCAATGGGCATCGACACTGAACGATGAGCGGCCGGTGATGGTCCCGGTCAAAAGTATCGAGCCTGCCGTTTCGCAAACCAAGACTGCAAGTGAAGACACCAAGAGCAATCCCGTTGAAGAGAAGAGCGTCGTGCCGTACCACGGCTATCCGCCGGCGGACAAGGGGCAGGCGTGGGACGCACCGGCCGCCGTGGGACGGATGCGAACCTGGGCGGGCGGGCCGGCGAAGGAGGACATCGACTGGGCCAAGTACCGAAACGGCTTCTCGTTTGTGCGAGGTGACGGCAAGGGATTCGGTGACTACATCCTGCCACACCATGACGTGTCGGACGGCAAGTTGGTAACGGTGTTCAAGGGTCTGGCCGCAGCGGTTGCAGTGCTGAATGGTGCCCGAGGTGGTGTTGCTGACTTGAGCGACGCCGATCGCAAGGGCATCCATGCCCACCTGAAGAAACACTATGCCCAATTCGACGAAGAGATACCCGACCTGAAGTCGAGCGTCGACGAACTTCCCAGCCGCGGCGAAGTGACCTCGGCCGACGTGACCGGGTTCATCGTCGGCTGCAAGAGCGTCGAGCTGCTGAATCAGTTGCGAACTCTCGCCGTGGTTCGGATCAAGGAGTTGAACCGCGACGAGATGAGTAGGTTTCTTTCCCGCATCTAGCGGGTTTTCTCTGTTTGAAGAAAAGGAGGATTCCACGATGGATCCCAAGCTGAAAGACTGGTTGATTGAAAACGGCAGCGTGGCAAGGGATGCGGACGGTGCCGAATTCGATGCCGCCTTGAAGTCGGCTCTTGCCGATGGCAAGCTCTCGGCCGACAAGTACGCCGAGTTGAACAAGTCCGGCGACGATCCCGCCAAGAAGATCAGCGGGATGGTGAGTGAGGCTGTTGCGTCCGCGATGACCCCGCTGGCCAAGTCGATGGAGGCTCTAGCGGCCGCGGTGAGTGGTCGGAATCAGCCGGAGCCCGCACCGGAGCCTGATCCGGAGCCGAGCAAGGGCATCACGGCTGAGCAGATCGACGCGATCGTCGAGCGTCACATGGAGAAGGTGCGGCAACAGTCGCTGCCCGATCCGATGACGAACTTCATCGTTCGCGGTGCGAGTCAGCCGCGGGTGAAGAAGGCGATCGAGTCGTACAGCTCCACCAAGGGCGCGCTGGTGTTTCCGATGGAGACGCCGAACGGCCTGCCGCATCCGAAGGCGGGCAAGCGTGTTCTCGGCTGGAACAAGCGGCCGATGGACGAGGCCAGCGAGGCGGACGAAGCCATCGCCGGTGCGTTTCTCAAGGCGCAGGTCCTCGGCGGGCTGTACAAGTCCGGGTGGATGGCTCGGATGACCGAGCACGAGCTGGACCTCTACAACTACGCTCTTCATGAGTGCAAGTGGGCGGGCTTCATCGGCAGCGAAACCGGTGAGGAAGTCCGGAACGTCCGGCTCACGGATGCGCAGCGCAAGGCGGTCATCAACGACACGACCTCGGGCGGCACCTACGCCATACCGGATCAGTTCGATGATACCGTCTGGCGGACGCCGCTTCTGTACGGCGAGTTGTTTCCCCACGTCGATCTGGTCAACCTGCCTCGCGGTGCGACCGTCGAGGGATTCACGGTGGGCGACATCACGGCGACGTGGAACCAGGCGGAGGGCTCGGCGTACAGTTTGCCGAGCACCAGCGGCCTGGTGAACAACCTGGACACGTCGATCTTCCCGCTGATGCTGGCAATCGAAATGGGGTTGGACTGGCTGTCGGACACGCCGGTCGACTTCGTCCGCGACTGGCAGAACCGATTCGGCGAGCGGGCCCAGTACCAACTGGACTACGTCATCGCGGTCGGCAACGGCACCAGTCAGCCGGAGGGCATCTTCACGAAGTCTGGGGTGACGAGTACTTCCTCGGCCAATGGGTCGGGCGGTGCATTCACCGTGGGCGACTTCGAGTCGCTGATCTTTGGCATGGACAAGGCGATGCGACAGGCTCGCGGCGGTCGGGTTCAATGGGTGATGAGCGACACGATGTATCGTCGTGCGTCTTCGGTCCCCGTGGGCACGACCGATGCTCGGCGAGTGATGCAGCCTGAGCTGGGTCACGCAAGCTACGTGTTTTGGACCTACCCGGTCCGCATCCAGAACGACATCAGCAACGGCTCGTTGGCGTTGTGGAATCCTGCATTCTACCGGATGTATCGCCGGGTCGGGACTACGTTCCGCACCACGATGGAAGGCGAAAACCTCGTCAAGAAGAACGCGCTGCTCCTGAGTATGCGGGCTCGGTGGGGTGGTCAGGTGACGATCGCCTCCTCGGTCAATAAGATGACCGACGGCGACAGCACCGACGGTTGATAGCTGGTTGTTGCGTCCTCTACTGGGCCCGTTGGAGCCTTCGGGCTGGCGGGCCCAGTAATTGAGGACTTACCTTTCCTGATACGTTGGAGGACGTGAGGATGATCGTGAAGCATGTCAAGTTCGATCGCAGTGAAATCGCCGTTATGCTGGACACGGCGGGCAACAACAACATGGCGTTTCCGATCGAGCATCTTGAGTGCCGGTCGCGGTTCCTACCGAGCAGAATGGGACCGATGGCGAGACGAACCGGCGCCAACCTTCAGTCCATTCCGGAGCACCCGGGCACGCTCATCATTCTCGACCCGATCAAGAAGCGGGGGAGGATCATTGATCCGCTGCGAATGAAGGAGTACGCTGAACTGTTGGATGCGGTTCAGAAGACTGCCGGCGTGAAGGTGTGGCTTGGCAAGGACCTGAACCGGGCCACGATGAGCGACTGGCAGGTCGCGTCCTGGTGGTACTGGATGCAGGAGTGGGTCAAGCGCGGCCATGCCATTCTGGTCAGCGGCTCGTTCGGCAAGAAGCCGAAGGGTCGGATTCTGCTTGATGCGTATGCTCCCAAAGGGCAGGCATACGACAAAAAGACCAAGCAGGGCGTGCCGCGATGGAAGGACGAATTCGACCACCTCAATAGCGACAGTGAGTATGTCGAGACGGGGGAGGCGATTACAAGCCAATGAGAGTTGCCCTGGTCCATGCCCGCCGAAAGAACCATCCCAAGTGGGACTGGATTCGCGATGCAATGGTCGGGCTTGGCCATGAGGTGATCGTGTGCCATGACTTCGATGCCGTGGTGAAGGCGGACAGGTTGCGTGAGTTGCTGTTGTTCGAGCAGCGATCCGTCGGCATCGATGAGAACTCACTCATTGGTTTGTCGGCCGCGAGGCGGGCCACCTGGGCGATGTGGTGCTTCGACTTGATCGCCACGATGCCCGGCGGCCTGCTTTCCCAGCCGAACCTGTTTTCCGCGACGGCCGCCAACGGCAGCGTTCCCACGCCGTGGCTGAAGCTGATGCGAGCGATGGATGTTGTGTTCGTCAAGGAGCGGGAGCTGTTGAGCGAGTATGCCCTGCTTGGCGTGCCGGCATGGTATTTGGATCAGGCTTTCCCACGGCATATTGGTTGTTGTGCTCATATCGAACATCCTCCGTGGGATGTGCTGGTGGTTGGGTCGAGCGGGAGACCGTGGCGTCAGCGAAGGCATGATGCCGAGGCCCTTATGGCGGAGGGGCTGGTCGTCGCATGGGCGGGACACCCGGGGGCGGACGGCCTTCCCCCCGGGTGCCTGCCCCTCCCGTGGTGTCATCCGGACTTTCTGCCGGGGCTTGTGAGTCAGGCCGCGGTTACTCTTGGCGTTGACGCCCGACAGGATGTTGTGGGATACTGGTCGGACAGATTGTGGCTGCTGCTTGGCGTTGGCGCGTGCCATGTGCAGCGATGGTCGCCGGGCTTGCCGGATGGACCGTACATGGTGTACCGGGACCACAAGGAGCTTGTGGGCCACGTCAAGCGACTGACGGCGAACGTGAACAAGCGTGGCGAACTCGGTGCGGCGGCAAGGCAGTGGGTGCTTGGCCACCACACGTATGAGGATCGCTGCCGTGAACTCTTGAAGGTGGTACGATGCAAAAGCCGGACAAGGGAACCTGCCGAACGTGCAACGGCAAACGCTGTGTGAAGGGCAAGCCATGTCCCGCCTGTCGAGGGACGGGCAAGGGGTACGGGACGAAGCGTGTCGCCGCGGCGACATAGGAGTAGTGATCGTGAAACTCACCGCCGAGCAACGCCGTTGGGGGTATTTCACCGACCCTGAGACCGGCGAACCGCTCCCGGACGACCAGCCAGTAATCGCCGCCGAGTGGCTCCGCGACGGCCGCTACATGCGGATTCTGAGGCCGGCAATCTTCCATGATCCGGACGGGCGGGACTGGATCGTCGAGGTTGGCGCCCTCGTCAACGGGCTATCGACGCCCCGATTCTTCTGGCGGGAATCGCCGCCATACACCGGCAAGGCACGCGAGGCGTCAGTGTTTCACGACGTGGCGTGCGGCAAGCGGCTCTTCGATTCGCCGATCGTGCACCAGATGTTCTACCGCGTGATGCGAGCCAACGGGGTCGGGCCGTGGGTGGCGTGGACGCGATGGGCAGCGGTGCGAGTCTTCGGCCCGCGATTCAAGGCGGGAGACAAACGCGCCAAGTGGTGCAGGGATTTGAGCCCATGAAAATACCCCTATCCATCGTGCTTGTCCTCGCCCTGGCCTGCTCGCCGGCTGCCGCCCAGTGTCCGCCCGGCGTAGCCAACTGTCCCACTCAACCCTGGCGGCCATCCGGCATCGCCCAAGCCGCACCCGCGACGCGAGCAAACCCCGCTGTGGTTCGTATTCGCAACAGCGTTGGTCGAATCCAGTCCTACGGCAGCGGCACGCTGATCGCCAAGAATTCGCACGATGCCTCGGTCGTGACCTGTGCCCATCTGTTCAGCGATGGCGTTGGTCAGGTCGTCGTCGGCTTCCCCGACGGGTCCACGTTCGCCGGCCGGCTCCGCGAGATTGACCGAGTCTACGATCTGGCGCTGCTCACGATTGCTCCACCCGTGGCCGAGCCCCTGACGCTCTCGCCAATAGACCCCGGTCCGGGTGTGCGAGTTAGCGTCTCGGGCTTCGGCCCGGATGGACGCTACCAGGCCCGCAGCGGGTCAGTGCGCGGCTACAGCCGGACCGGGGAGTCTCCGCTGGCGCAGACGCTTATCGTCGCCGGCATGGCGCGCGACGGAGACTCCGGCGGTCCGGTGCTCGACGAGCAGGGCCGGCTCGTGGCGGTGATTTGGGGGACCGACGGCTCGATCGTCACGGCCACATGCTGCAAGAGGGTGCGGCGGTTTCTCCAGGCGATTCTGCCACCGTATGGCCGGCGGGCACCGCCCGCACGGCGTCCAGGTCTTGGGGCGGGAGGGGTGCCGTCGGTCGCCACACCGGCGGTCCCGCCCCAGCCTGACCCGGAGACGCCGGCACAGACTTCGCCGGCATTGTCGCTGGCAATCGGCACGGTGAAGACTCTCCCAGCCGGATCGGACGCAACCGCCTCGCTGCGGGAAGCGGGGCCCGGGCAGTACGTGCTGGACCTCGGCATTCCGCGAGGCACGGACGGTGCAAGGGGTGCCGCTGGTCCTCGCGGCCCGGCTGGTCCCGCTGGGGCAGTTGGTCCGGCAGGACAGCCTGGATCACCCGGGCCGACAAGATCGGTAACAGTGATTTTTCAGGATTCGTCAGGTAAGGCTCTCGCAAAACCCGTCGTGGTGCCCCCTGACAAGAGTGTTGTTCGAGTCCCCATCAATCGCGTGATTGTTGGGAGCGGCAAATAATGCCAGACGATGTAACCGTAATAGTGGAGCTCGAAAAAATGGAAGATCAGATCAAAGCACAGATGGCCACGCAGATGCACAACAGCAATCGTCGGCTCGACGATGTGGCGGAGCGATTCCAGACAACGATGGCCTTCACCGAGGGTCGCAGCAATCAGCAATGGCAGACGGGGAGCACGATGCTGTTTCCGCTCACCCAGAACATCATTGAGAAGACCGACATTGCTCAAGAAGCTCTTCGCAAAAAGGTTGCCGAGAACTCAAATCCGAGCACCCAAGGCAATTGATTGATTCACCCCTAGCGTTGGAGGTGCAGTAATGGTCAGCCTTGACCCCGAAAGCGGTGGGGATATTGATGAGTTTCACGAAATCGCAGCCAAACGGTTCGCGACCCTCAATACTGCCTTCGCGTCTCAACGATTTGCGGACGATGGAATGGTTGAGAAGGCTCAAGGTGGCAAAGAGGTCGTCGGATCGGGTCCAGCGTCACACGGAAGCGATGCTGAAAACACGGTATCCGAACCTGGAACCTGAGTCGAGTGACGTGGGCGACATTGTTCGATTCAACTCGCCGGACGTTCAAAATCACTACCACCCCAAATCCAACATTGCCGGCACTCTTGCCAAGTTGGCTATTGCGGCTGGGTTGTTGGGGCTGGGTGGTGGTGCGGGTGTTGGGATACCATTGCTGGTTCGCGCCATGAAGGCAAAGCCTGCATCGCCACCTGTAGTCATGCCTGGTGAAATCCGCGATTGGAAGATTAGCCAGCCGACGGTTGAGTGATTCGATGAGCATCCTCTACAACTACCCGATCCTTCGTGACACGATCCGCGTGGTCGACGGGGACACCATCGAGTGTATGCTCGATAAGGGTCATGGGATGTACTCGCGGCCGCACATCCGGCTGCTCGGCATTGACTGCCCGGAGTTGCGCAAGCAGCGGCAGGCGGAGGCGGCGTGGGTGGCATCACGTTTTACCTGGCGGTGGTTGCATGACTGGCCTGAAGAGACGATGCTGATCCACGACTCGCAGAAGAAACCTGGCAAGTACGGACGATCGTTGGGGGATATACACCCCTACGGTAGCGGCGACGGCGGACTGGTGGCTTATTTGTTGGCGATGGGTGTTGCGGTGCCGGCACCGCATGGGCATCGGCACGATTGGACGGACGAGGAGCTTGCAAGGATCGAGGCGATAGGAAAGGAATCCGAGCGATGACGGACACGGAAGCCCGACGAATCTATGATAAGATTGATGGTCTCTCGTCGCAACTTAGCGAATACCATGCCGAGACGGTAGCGATCGTGACGGGATGCAAAATCTGCCAACAGAAGTTGCTGGATGTGGACCATCTCGCCACGAAGAACACCATTCGTGTTGGGCGAGTCGAACAAACGCTGAGGACGGCCAGGTTGTTCTTCGGCTGGGGACTGTTTGTTTTCGTTCCGCTCGTCGCAGTGGCGTTTGGTTTTTGGCTGGAGCGACGGCGATGAGTGTGAAAACCCTACAAGCCAAGCTCGACAGCTTCCGCGACCTGGAAGAGGATTGGGATTCCCATGGTGGATCGCCCCCGTCCGAGAAGTCGATTGAGTTCGGCAAGGCGGTATTGGAGGGAGTCGGTTTGTTGGTGGGAGTGTCCATCCCGTGGGTCGTGCCGTCTGCCGGTGGGGGTGTTTACATTACATGGGAGGCTGGGAAGCGCGCTATTGACATCGAGGTCGACGACGAGTCGGTGGTGTGCACAACGTCCGAGGATGCGTTGGACGAGAACAAGCTGAAGCGTGAGTATGAGGATGCCGAGTTTTCAGTCGAACGCGCCGTTGCGGCGGTGCATGAGTTTTTCACGAGGTGCCGATAGATGCCTCTGGAAACACTGTATCGTGAAGTGGCGCAACAACTACCAACGATGCAAAGAGTATCGGCGGAGACGGAGCGGTGTGCCGCTGATCTGATTCTGCGCATGATGGCAATTCCCGGACTTCCGCCGATAGCTGTCCATGTAATTTGCGATTGCGTGCGTCTGGTGTGTGAAGACAAGGACGTGGAGTTTTTCTTCGAGGTCCGCAACGATGGGACGGTGGTATGGAACGTCTGTATTGAGACGGGTGGGGAAGTTGCGCCAGGCGAAAGGACGGATCAACGAGTGTACATTGATCGTGTCATGGACATTGTAGAAAAACTTGCTGAAACCATTCATCGAGGGGATAGCCATGAACGCCAAAGCTGATAGCGATAAGACTGCCGAAACTCCGGAGGAAGACCCCACCTCCGTTCGCGCCATTGCAAGGCGCCACGGAATCGACTTCAGCAAGATCAAGGACGATCCCGAATACGAATTGGAGAAGGGATGGCGGTATGCCGATGAGTGAGGCCAAAAATTTGGAAAGGGTATTAACCCCATGAACGAAACCAATCTTAAGAAACTCAAGGCCGAATTGGCTGATCCTGCCTACGCCGGCATGGACGATGCTGCGGCGGCAGATGCACTGAACACGGTCGACAGGACTGTGCTGGACCATACCCGCCGCAGCTTCCGCGACCTGTTGCGAGTCGAGGGCATGGCGGTCGCGGGCGCGATTGCCGGCAAGCTGAAGGCGGCTGCATCAGGAGACGTTGGCGTCGCCCTGGCCGTTTCGGCGTGTGAGGACTACGGCGACAACGGTGGGCTCGACTTCGCGCATCCCAACACGATTGCCGGCATTGATGCATTGGTCTCCGGTGGCGTGCTTGCTGCGGCTGACGGCGACAAGCTCAAGGCGCTTGGGGTGATGACAGTAAGTCGAGCAGATGAGCTTGGGCTCGGCCGAATCTATCCCGGCCACGTGCAAACCGCGAGGGCGATCTGATGGCTACACAACAAGTTCTCCAGGTCTACGGCACACAACTACTCTTCCGGGACGCGACCGACTTCCCCGGCTCTGGAGGAGGCCCGCCGACAACCGCCGCGAATAGCCTGATTATCGGTACGCCTACACAGGTGCAAATCGACCTGACGGGGGTGGCGGCCGCCGCTGCACATCAATCGGACAAGACGGCCAGTCTTGCGTCGGTAGGGAGTGCGTGGCCTGGCGAGTGGGTGCTCGGTGCGTGCATGGAGAACGAGACGGCACCGACGGCGGGCGGCACGTTCGATTTCTATTGGGCTCCCTCGCCGAGTGCAACGGCCGGCACAGGCAACCCCGGTGGTATTTCGGGAGTGGATGGAGCATACACGGCAGCGGCTGAGGATCAACTGATCTACATCGGCCCGCTGAGCGTGCGCAATGATGTCATCAACATCGACACGAACATTGGTACGATCTGGCTGCCGAACCTGTATGGCACACTGCTCGTCATCAACAACACCGACACCGCACTGCACTCAACGGCAACTGCGATGGACGAGACGCACATCGTGCTGACGCCGGTGATTCCGGACATTCAAGCCGCCGCTTAGAGTATTTACTCCATGATGCGATTGCTCCTACCAACGCATACGCCGAGCTACAAGGGGGGCTACGCGCACAGCAAGGCCGAAGCAAAGTATCCGCAGTTGTGGCCGGGGCTTGTGGGCGCGTGGTTCCCGTCGTTGGGGCCATCGGGCTCAACGCTGCGCGACGTGTCGAATAGGGGTAATCACGGCACGCTAACCAATATGGACCCCGCCACGGATTGGGTGATCGCGGGAAAGAAGGGGCTGGGATGGGCGCTGGATTTCGATGGGGGGGATGATTATGTCACTTTCGGTGATAAGTCCGACTTTGAACTGCCTCGCTACAGCTATGCCTTTTGGTTACGTGCAGTATCCGCACCAGACGTGGCAGTAATTACCCAACCAATCTTGAATGGCGCCGGCGAACAATTTCATTTTTCGTGGGGCCACACTAGCCCAGCATATCGTCAATCGTTCATGCACAAGGATTCGGGTGGGTGGAAACCAGCCCAAATTCCAGATACGTTATCAGGCGGTGTTTGGTACCATCTGGCGGCAACTTACAACGGTAGCTACATTCGTGGATTCCTCGACGGAAGACAGGTTGTTCAGGTTTCGGCGGGTACTCCAAATGTATCAGCCGGTGATTTGTTCTTAAATCGGCCGAGTTATGAGTTGGCTTGCAAGATAGCACTTTTCGAGGTATGGAATCGCCCTCTTCCCCTCGATCAAATCCAACTTCTCCATGCTCGGCCGATGGCGCTACTGGAGTGGGAGCGCAAGTGGTGGCCGGTGGGAGCGGTGGAGACTGGCCAGCGCTATTGGATTGCCACTACGGCAAAGAACTGGAGCGATACGTCGGCGTGGTCCATGACGGACGGCGGGGCAGGTGGTGCGGCTGCCCCTACCGCTACCGAGGACGTGTTCTTCAATGGGAATGGTACCGGCGATTGCACGATCGACCTGACAGGTTCAACGGCCAAGAGTTTCAGCACGGCGGCGGCCTACACTGGCACGATCGACTTTGCCACCAAGGGATTTGTATTTCAGAGCGGATCGAGCAACACCTTCGCCCACAATGGCACGCTCAACCTCGGCAGCGCAACAATCGACGTTAAGGGGACGCTGCTCGACTACAGCGGGGTGACAACACTAACCGACTCCGGCGGGCCGCACTTCACGTTTTTCGAGAACACCACTTGGACGCCGAAGAGCCACTACAACGTCAACGGCGTGACGATCTCGATCGGGACGACAGTCACCCTCTCGGCAAATCGGATCGACATCACCGCCGGCACGTTGGGCGTCTATGGTAACTTCGTCGTCAACGGGACATGCTATCCGCGTCAGGCGTGCGAGACGCGAGTCTATGCTGGCGGGTCTATCACGGGCACGGGGACTCTGGGGTTCATCGCCCCCGACGCTGGTAAGGGTCTGCTGGAGTTGAGCGGGACGATCACCACGTCCACGATGCTGGTTCAGTATTGGGCTGCTTCATCCGGGCCGCTGATCGCCGGCACCTACGGCTCGGCATCAGTGCAGTTCTTGCAGCCGGGAACGGGCAACAATACGGTCACGTTTGGATCGGGCGCGTTTGTCTTCTCCGGCGACGTGACCGTCAGCCACACGTCGACCGGCAGTCTGGTTCTGGATCTGAGCACCAACAGCCCATCCGTCACTGTCCAAGGCGATCTCACGTTTGCACTGTCGGGCAGCGGCAATGTCACTGTCTACTCGATCTTTGGCAGTCCCACATGGACGCTCCAGGGCGATGTGGTTCACACCGAGAGTTCGAGCGGCTCATTGCTCTGGAGCAAGGGCTCCGGCTCGATCACGGCCAGCGGATCGGCCAACCAGTCGTGGGGCTTCGGCTCGCCCGGTACTCTGGAGGCGATCACGGTCAACAAGGCCGGCGGCACGCTGACGCTGACGACTGCCCTGACCTGTGCATCGCTCACTCACCAGGCCGGCACGATCGACCCCAACGGCCAGACGATCACCGTCAACAGCGATTGCACGATCCAGACAGGTGCGAAGATCGACACAGCCAGCGACGCCCTCGACGGCTCGACGTGGACGATCTACGGCGACTTCGATTGGCAGGGCACATCGGGGAACGTGTTGGCACTGAATGCCACGGCAGCGTGGACGCTCTCCGTGAGCGGCTCGGCCTCGGCGCGGTACGTGTCGGTGGCGTACTCGGATGCCAGCGGCGGAACGACGATTGATGCGCTTGGTGGATCGAATACGGATAATGAGAACAACATCAACTGGCTGTTCACCCGGACCCTGGTGGGCGGCGTGTCGGTGGCACAGGCGGGGGTTGGCAGCACGTCAGTTGCAAACACCGGCATAGGCAGCATATCCGTTTCGCAGGCAGGAGTCGGCAGTGTGTCGGCGGCGCCGAAAACCGTGGAGTAGCTTATGAGTTTCGAGATCAAGGCATACGCCAACCGAACGGCGGACTACACGATCACGATTAAGACGGATGCCGGTGGGTACGTCCAGCTTGAAGCCACCGACGTAGTGCGGGTGAAGATCGGCCGGGTCGGCGCAACCCCGGACCTGGACATCGACTCCGTGGCGGCAACCAGCAACGGCTCACTGGTGACGGTGGATCAAGTTGGTGACGGATCGTCCGTCCATGCCTCGGTCACGCTTCGGCTGGCACAGGCGGACCTGACGGCGTTGCAGGGCGTCTATGACTGCGAGGTGCTGGTTGTAGACGACTCGGAGACTTCACCGGCGAATGCGATCAAGGCTGCGGAATATGGGATCGTGGGCATTCTTCTGTCGCAAGCGGGCGACGTGGGGCTGACATGATTTGTTCACGGGCGGAAATACTGGCGTTTCTCGGCAAGAGCACATCGCTCACCGACACCGAGGATATCTTGCTGTCGATGCTCGGCCCGCTGGCGGAGCAGTCGGTCAAGGATCACCTCGGCTACAGCGTCGAACAGACAACGTACACGCACTTCCTGCCGAAAGACGAACGCGGGACGAGCGTGGACCCGCTGAACGTATCATTCGACACTTCCGGCGACCGGGTGCTTATGACGCAGATTCGCGGCACGCGGGAGTACGCTGACTTGTTTCTGCCGGAGTTGCCGGTGCGCAGCGTGGATTCCGTCTACTCGGACGCATCGGCCTACGGCGGGCAGGCGAGCGGGGACTTCGCCAGCACGACATTGCTGACGGCCGGAACGGATTTTTACATCGACTACACCACATCCGGGCTGTGCAAGTCGGGGCGACTGGTGCGCATTGCAGGCTACTGGCCGAGCCGTGCAAGGACCGTCAAAGTGACCTACACCGGGGGCTACACGCAGGCAGAGCTTTCGACGGGGATCGCAACACCGATCAAGATGGCGTGCTTGCTGACGATCCAGCAGGCATTTTCGTCCAAGGGAACGGGCGAGGGACAGATCAAGTCGGAGCGACTGGGCGACTACTCGGTGGAGTACATTTCGGAGAAGGCGTCCAAGATACCCATCAAGGCACTGCGCCTGTTGCAGCCATTCGTGTCGTATCAGAGGTTTATGTGATGACGTTGGATGCTCTGTGTTCCCAACATGCGGTGACGGTGTATGCGACTCAGGAGAGCCGCGACGCGGCCGGAGCGACGAAGAAGGGCAGTCGCTGGGCGTCGGCGGGCACGAGCATGACGTGCCGGATACAGCCGATGTCGGCAAGGGAGCAGAGCGAACACTTGCAGAACGGCTACGAGGTGACGCACAAGATGTTCTTCGCCGGCAACCCCTCGGTGAAGAACGACTACAAGATCAGCCATGGCAGCCGGGATTTCATCGTGGTGGGCACGGCGACGAACACTGACGAGTTGGGTCGGCTGTGGGTCGTGCTGGCAAACGAGAGTGAGGCACGGTGATGGCGGTTCGATTCGGTGGAACGCAGGTGTTCTGGTTTGGCGCCGAGCTGCGCGGACGAGTAAAGAGGGGGGCTGGACGTGGCATCCTGCTTGGGTGCGAGCACCTGAAGGTGTCGATTATGCGGAGGCTGTCGGTGTCGTCACGATCCGTGCAGGGGGCAAGATTTCCCAAGAAGCCTGCCCCCGGGAGAAAGGCGAGGAAGCCGATGCTGTTCAAGCACAGCCGTCCAGGCGAACCACCGCGATTCGACACCGGCAAGCTCCGCCAGTCGATCTACAAGGACGTTGATAGGGCAATGCCGCTTGGCGTCGTCGGCACGCACTCGAAAATTGGCGTGATGATGGAGAAGGGGACACGAGCCCACGTGATTGCCCCCAAACGAAAGAAGTCGCTGGTGTATGGCGGCACAAGAGACGGCGTGCGGCAGTGGATTTTTGCGCGGAGAATACACCACCCCGGCACGAAGAAACGTCCGTTCATCAAGTCAACGCTGCGACGCGAAAGACGCGAAATCAGCCGCCTGATTTTCCGCGAAATACGGGCGGCAATAAGGTAAAGCAATGGCGCAGGAAATCCTCTACGAGGCGATCAAGACGCGGTGGGACGCTACGACCGCATTGACTAGCGCCGTCGGAATACTGTACCTTGGAGAGGCACCGGAACCCGCATCGAAGAGCCGGCCGTTCGCGGTGCTGACGCCTTCAGACGACAGTCGTTCAAGCGGTGGATTCTCGGCGAACTACTATCAGGAGGTCTTCGAGTTTCACGTCGTGGGCGACAACCTGGTGGACCTGAAGGCGGTCAATGACAGCATCCAGACAGCGTTCCAGGACCAAGAACAAAACATCTCGGCAACGGGGCTCGGCATCATCAACATCCAGAAGGTGGGTGGATCGTTCATCGAGGGCGAGTACGCATTCGAGTCCGTCCAGCAATACAAGTGCGAGTACAGGATCGCGAGGTAGGCAATGGCCGTGTCACTCGAAGCAACCGTCAACTTTCTGCTGTCGTGGAAGTATCACGATGCGGTCACGTCCGGCGGAACGATCAAGGATGATAACTCGTTCAGCGTCGGCAAGGCGTTCGACGGGGTGACCTACTCGGCCACGAAGAAGTGGGAGGATCGACGAACGCTCACCCCGGCCACGGGGACCGACTTGCTGGACCTGACGGCGTTGACCGATGTGTTCGGCAATGCTCTCTCGTTCACTAAGGTCAAGGCGCTCTGGGTTCAGAACCTCGGCGAGCTGGTGGGTTCAAGCTATACCGTTACCGCCGCCGAAGACTTGACCGTCGGTGCCGGGGCAGCGGCGAGCGCATGGAGCTACCCGTTCTACTCGGATGCAAACGCCGTCGTCAAGCTGCTCAGCGGTGCCTTGATGGCGATAGTCGGGCCGGACACCGGGTGGACGGTGGATAACGCGAACAGGATTCTGGAGGTGGACCACGTCGGCACCACCCACGACATCACGTATGACATCCTCATCGTTGGGGACTGACGATAGCAGAAGAAAGGAAGGGTTGGCATGGCTACCATATACAGCGGGAAATACGGCCAGGTGGACTTTGGGGCTTCGACCTACGGCGAAGCCACATCCTGGGAATTGACCGTCACGGCGGACAATGAGCAGTACGGTGCATTCGGTTCGGGCGGCTACAAGCGGGCCATTGCCGGAAACCTGTCCGGGAGTGGAACCGTCTCGGGCAAGCAGGACTTCAATGTTCCGATCGAGTCAAAGGTTATGGCGGGCGATTCGATCACGCTGAAGCTGTACGACACGACCACCGGGTCGGGTGCTTTGGCCGATCGGTACTGGTCGATCCCTGTGGTCGTCACCGACATCTCGCCGAGCGTGGACGGTGACGGCGGCGGTGCTGTTGGGTGGACGGTCTCGTTCGTCAGCAACGGCACGATCACGAAGCCCACATAAGATGAAGAGGAGGACGCATCGTGGATGGAGCATCCCGGGTGTTTGCCGCGCCTGTGGGGCTGGAGCTTGGCGGCCGGCGCTTTCG